GATGTTCCCGTCTTCCCAACACGATGACGGACCAGATGCCATGGAATTGGCATTGCGAAGCCTAATTGCTGTTTGCAATAATAAAGTAAGACCGCATATACACGGAATAAGAGGCTAACTATGGCTTGGTACGATCTTTTCAAAACGAAAACGCCAATTGCGCAAGAGCCTGCAAAAAAGAAACTGCGTGAATCGTGGGGCGATATGTATATGCCCCAACAATATATTACCGATACCCTAAACCGTGCAAACTCAGGATACCTAGGCGTTGGAGTTTGGGCAAATAACAACCCAAGAGATCGTGCATACGGCGCAGATTATCCTTTTCTGCGTAACGAACAAGACCTTGCTATGATGCGTAATGCCTCAAGGTACTGCTACCGTACCAATGCTAACGCTGGCGGACTTATCAATTCCCTCACAAGTTATGTCATTTCCACAGGATTTAGCATCAATTGCAAGTCAGACAAAAACCCAGACCTAGGAACCAAATGCCAAATCATTGCATCAAAATGGATGGACAGCAATAACTTTGAAGTCATTCAAGAAGAAATCTTTCGCCGATCCCGTGTCGATGGCGAAGTCTTTTTAAGAATCCATCCACAAGAAGATGGACACCTTGCCGTCCGTTTTGTTGAACCAGAATGCGTCACACAACCGGGAGGAAGCACCCAAGAATCCTTTTTGTTTGGAATTGAAACAGCAACAAATGATACTATTGATATAAAAAACTATAATGTGCAATACTATACAGCAGAGTATCAAGAACTAACTAACGAATTAGTCTCTCCAGACTATATGTTGCACTACAAAATCAACTGTACGGAAGCTATGAAGCGTGGGATTCCTGACATTTCCTTCTCAACTTTGGATATGTTTAACCTTGCAGCCAAGTTACAGAAGAATATCGGCGAAGGTGCAGCCGTTCAAGCCGCTATTGCGGCCATTAGACAGCACAAAGATGCCACTATTTCCCAAGTAGAAGACTTCCTAGACACTCAAACCGTGTCAAATCCTGTTCCAAACTTCATGTCTCCGGGTATGTCCCCATCAGGATTTGCAGGATTCTCCCAAATTCCTCCGGGAACCTTCATTGATATGCCCGCAGGTTCCGATTATAAAGAACCTCCCGGAGCTACTAATGTTGAATCTCACCTCCAAGTCCTCCAAGCCGTCCTAAGAACAGCCGGAATGCGATGGTCTGCCCCAGAATGGCTAGTCTCAGCCCGATCTGATTCCATGTCATACGCCAGTTCACTTACCGCCGAAAGCCCTTTCTTAAGGGCCTGTATGCGAATGCAAAGAGATTACCGAAAAGTGTTCCGTACTATCATAGAAAAAGTATTAGACAACGCATCTCTTGCTGGACTAATTCCATTAGACTGGGGCAATTTTGTTTCCGTAGATGTTGCGGCTCCAGCCATGGAAGTTCGTGACAGAGGAGCAGAAGCTAATGCAAACAGAGTTTATTACGATATGGGCATTAAATCTAAACATACCGTTTGTGCCGACCTTGGCATGAATTACACTAGGGAACAAGCGTTTATTCAGGAAGAATACAAGACCGCAGCAATCCCTCCCGAAAAAGCCTACGATGATGTAAACAACAAAGATAATACGGATTCTGCCAATAAGATAGACACTAAGCCCGACATGGACGCTAAGATACAAACTGATGACAAACCAACCGCAGTCAAAGACAAAGATGGATCTAAAGAAAAAAAGCCAAAGAGGGCTTGACAGATATACAATTAGCTGTCTAGGATAAAGTAATATGAAGACAAGTGTTTTGAAAACTATTATGTTTCATGAGTCAGCTACCATGGGTAGCAATGGACTTGTCATTGATAAAGACGCTGGAATTATTCGGAATGTAAAGATTTTGGGATTCATTTCCAAGAACGGTAGGACTTACACGCCACAAGCAATTAAAGAAGCAGTCCCTTTGTATGAAGGTGTTCCAGTCAATGCGGACCATGGTGACACGAAAACTCCAAGATCTATTCATGACCGTCTTGGGCGTATCATCAATGTCCACTTTGTGGAGGGAGAGGGGCTGTTCGGTGACTTTGAGTTCTTTAAGACACACCCGCTGTCTTCTAGAATTATAGAAGCCGCCGAACGGCTCCCTGAATCCATGGGCTTTTCTCACTATGCCGATGGTCAGGTACGGAAAAACAAAGGTATTGAAGAAGTTTATAAGATTACTAAAGTGAAATCTGTTGACTTAGTATCTGATCCTGCAACCTGTAACTCTTTATCGGAGACTACCATGGAAGACAAAGACAAGCCTGAAGAAAAAACCAAAATGGCAGAAGCCAATGTATGCGAAGTTTGTTCCAAAGTAAAAGAGGCCCTTGACGACAAGGACTCTGATGACAATGGAAAAATGGGCAAGATCAAAGAAGCCTATGGGATGAAAGAGGCTGAGCCTAAACCTCCCGTAAGTGCGTCTGATGACTCTATGCTTCCCAAAAAAGAAGCTGAAGAAGACAAATCAGCATTGAAAAAAGAATCCGTTGAAATTTCTAAGCTGAAGTTGATTACTGAGCTTAAAGAACTTTGCGAAGCTGTAAAGATTAAAGCAGATGTGCAGTTGCTTTCTGACCTTGCATTGCTTCCAAAGGATGCCGCTATTCGGCAGCTTCAACGAATTGCGTTGACGGAAGCCGTCAGTACGCCACGAACTTCTGTTCCGAACCCAAAAGGCAACGATATGAAGATCCCTGAAAAGGGATTGTCCGATTGGATGCGCAACTAACCTTTTCAAGGAGATTTCACAATGAGTGTTACTTTTAGTGGTGGTAGGTTCATTCTTCCCTCAGCGACGAGCGAAGTCTTTCTTCCTTCTAAACCTTCAACCGCCGTAAGTATTGGCGATCTGATGGTTTGGGATGCAACCAACAAATGGGTAGTCCCCATTTCTGATGCCATTCTTGGTGTTGCTTTTGATACTGTAGCGGAAATTGCTCCTGCTTTTGTTGGTGTGGCCCTTCAAGCCAAACTAGCAGCAGATACCAGTAAGGGTTATCCGGGTGTCACTGCTGGTGGTGAAGGTATTACTATTGCTTCTGATTGCGTATATGAAGCCACTTGTGCTTCTGCTGCTTTTGATGTTGGAACGACTGTAGGTCCAGTAGCAACTTCTGCTGGTGATTTTACTGTTGTTGCTAATGCTACTACCGCACAAATTATTGGGTATGTTGTATCCCAATACACTTCAGCCGCTACTAGGATTCGTGTACGGTTGGTGGGGAAATTTTCTCCATTCAGGTATGCGGATATTAACTAACCCTAATGTAAAAGGAGAATAGACTATGCTTAGTTCAGGTAAAATTCGAGAATTGTTTGAAAGTCGCACGGCTCCCGGTGGTGGTGGTCGCCTCCGGTTTGTTGACGAGCTTCGTCATGAGCTTGGCCTGTGCGACATCAACGGCAAGAATTACAAAGATAGTGCTGGCAATCGCTGCTTGAAAGAGCAACGAACTAGGCCAGAAGAGTATTCTCTTCAAGAGACTGCTGAAGCCATCTTTGGTTACTCTTGGCGTTCAATCTTTGATCCTGCTCAAGGGGAATCCTTTGCAAGGTCTGTGTCTGCTAGATCTTTCTTGGAAAGTTCTGCTCCGGGCGATCAAAAGGCTTTGCTTGAGAATACCGGCTTTGGGATCGACCCAACGGCATTTCTTAACATCAATGCTTATTCGATCCTTACGGGTGGCCTGATCGAAGTAAAAATTCTGGAAGCCTTCCAGAACCCTTCGTTTATTGGTGAACAACTGATGCCTTCCGAAGCTACCAAGCTCAACGGACAAAAGGTTATTGGTATCAATCCGCTTGGGGATGTTTCGCAGCGTCGTGCACCCGGTGAACCCCATCCACGAACCCAATTTGGGGAACGATGGATTCAAACCCCAGAGACTCGTGAGAATGCTCTGGCGATTGACATCCTTAAGGAATCGGTCTTTTTTGACCTTACTGGTGATGTCCTTCGTACTGCTAGTGCGTTGGGTGAGCAACTTGCTTACCGCAAAGAACTCGAAATCATCGACGCTGTGATTGGTGTAAACCAGTCTTTCAACTGGAAGGGTGTAGCGTATAACACTTACGCCAACAACCTTGGTTATGACAATGCCTTGACGGGCAATGATCTTAACGACTGGTTGAATGTTCAAGCCGCTTGGTTGAAGTTCAGTCGGTTTACCGATCCTGATACGGCCAAACGAATTTTGATTAACCCCAATACCATCTTGGTATCTCCGGGCAAGGTGGCTACTGCCAACTTGATTCTCAATTCGGTGAGCACCCAACGCCGAACTGCTGGTTCAGCTACTCAAGCTACCGCTGCTACCTTGAACATCTCGGACACCAACTCGAATCCTTATTCGGGTATGTTCAATGTTCTTACCAGTCCTCTTCTTGAGCAACAACTTGTTGCAAGTGGACTCACTACGGACCAATCGACTTCGACTTGGTTCATGTTGGAGAAAGGCAAGAGCTTCAAGTATATGCAAAACTTCCCATTGCAGGTACAACAAGCGTCTGCCCAGTCCTACAATATGATGGATAGGGGCGTTCTAGCTAGCTACTTTGCATCCGAAAGGGGCATCGCCAGCGTGTGGAGTCCTTGGCACACGATGAAGTGTTCTGCATAACGCTTCTATCGTGTTGTTATCGACCCTCACCCATTCTCCCGCAATGGGTGGGGGTTTATTTTTAGGAGAATATCATGGCTAAGACAAAAGAGTGGACTGACTTTGATGTGATCAAAACCTTTGCGGTTTCGTTTCCGGGACTTCCTAGAAGGATTTACAAAACATACAGCCCAAGAGATGCTATAGAAGGATACAAACGGGACATTGGTCTAAGCGAAGGAAGAGATATATCTAAATTCCTAATACATGAGGTGTACCGTGGCTAGCCAATCTGCAAATTTGGACAAAGCAATCACTAATCTTACTAACAAGATTCTTGAATTATCTTCTGATCCAAAGCCGTCTTATACGGTAGATGGTCAGTCGTTCAGTCATACCGAGTTTTTTGCTATGCTTACCGAATCGGTAGATCTTTTGATTACTCAAAGGCGTAGACTACAGGGGCCGTTCCAAAAATTAACTAAAATGAGGAGTCTCTAATGTCTATCAAGTTTGGTGTCATCAATGCTACGGCTTCTGGTGCCAACACGGTAGTTGCCGCTGTTAGTGGCAAGAAGCTCCGTGTTTTAGGATATTCGGTATCAGCAACTGCTGCTGTTACATCAACTTGGAGATCGGCATCGACTGCAATTAGTGGCCCTATGGCTCTTGGTGTTGCTGGCAATGTGAGTGTTGGTCTTGGTGCTGCATCATTCATGAGTGAGTTTGGAGTCTTTGAGACGGCTGTTGGTGAAGCATTGGTACTGAATCTAAGCCTTGCGACTACGGTTGGGGGGCATCTGGTTTACAGGGAGGTGCAAGTATAATGGCTGGATCTTATTTACAAGCAGTAGGACAAGCTCTTAACAAAAAAGGTGGATGGACTAATCCATCCGAATTAACTGGCAACAGAAGAAAACAAGATAATGAAATTAGAAAGCGACTTCGTAAAGCAAACAATTTTATTTGGTGGAAACATTATGAATTGTTAAGTAGGCCTTATGTTATAACTAAAGAAATGCGTAAAGCAGGTGACAAAAGTAAATCAAGAGTAGCTTCTGTTCTTGGAGAATATCCAAAAAAAAGAAATGGCAATTTACAATCTTTTATTAAAGGAACAGAACTTCTTCCAAAAAAAGGAAGCCCAAGCAGAGGCATTAGGTTTAAGTATTTTCCAGAAGTTGAATACTATGCTAAAATTCTTTTTAGCGAGAAACAACACAAAAGAAGCAGAAAAGGAATTTATGAAGTTATATTAGAATTTCGCAAAGAAATACAAGAAATAATGAAAACCCGTTCCAAAATAGAAGCAATTAGAATTTAATGGTAGACATTTCCAAGGACTACCTGTATCTCGATAATGCTGCTACCGGAGTATATACTACGGTAGAAGGTGTATCTTATCCATTAAATTACATTATGGTTACGGTTGCAATAGATTCTCCAGATACATTTGACGAAACAGGGCTTCCTACCATTGCAACATCATTCTCTATATGGCAAGATGAGCTTCCTAATGCTCCACAAGTCAATGCAAGGCTGGTAGTTGGTACTGAATCCTACAGGATAATCTCGTACAGTAGGCTTACTTTGCTGTCAAGGTGGCTGGTAACAGCAATTATTGACGCAGGAACTGGGATTTCATGAGCGTATTGAACAGCATTTTGAACTCTGTTCGAGACAGAATTGATGCTCTTCATCGGTTGCCAAAGGTAATTATCCGTAAACGGATGATGATGCTGGATGGTGATAAGCTGCCATTGTTGATTGTTGGCCTAACAGAAGGCGAAACAATAAGCACAGAGGCCTTTGGTTATATTGGATACGAGTATACAATAGGTGTAGCTCTCATTCAGGCTGGTAACAGGAACTTTACAACTGGTATTCCTGAAGATTTAGATGTTAGAGAGCTATTGCGTAACACTCTTACTGGTGTTACACTTATAGGTGTAAGCGAAGTATGGGACACGAATATCATTGAAGGTATTCCTTTGAACATACCAACAAATGGAAGCTCAGCAAATTATCAAATTAGTGGGATTCATATTAAGTACAAGACAATGGAAGTTAGACCTAATTACTAGGAGACAGTTATGCCGATTCAGCCGTTGAGTGGGAAGTATGGCAAGGTCCGCATGGCCGCTGGGACCGGATTTGGTGGAACGACTACTTATGGAGTAGCAGAATTTATTGCTGACAACTGGGATGCTTCGATCAATGTTGAAGCGATTGATACTACCAACTTTGGTACGGGTGGTTGGCATGATAACATTGCAGGATTGTACAAAGCAGACTATACGCTGAGTGGACCCATTACAAGGGACGCTGCTACTGCGTCTATTGTGCAAACTTTTCCTACTGAAGGTGATATTGTTTACATTGAAGTATCAAATGATCCTGATGGAGCTTCTCCATTTACAAATCTTTACAAAGATGAAATTCTTGTAACTTCTGTAAAGAAAACGCTGACCGTCAAGGGACGATACGAGTTTGAAATTAGTGGCACTTCAACTGTTTCTGGTCAAACTTACACAGGAGTTTAATAATGGCTCGACCTAATGTTGGTATTTCTGGTAAGGGCGGATCCTTTTCTATAGCAGATTCTGCCACACCTACTTACCAAGAGTATGCGATGACGGAATGGTCTGTCTCAAAAGAAGTAGAATCTATTGATGTAACTAACTTTATGTCACGGGCGGTTAACGCTTCTGTTGTAACAAGTGGAGGCACAGTACAAGCCGTTCAGCAGGTCATTGGTGGGGTTCGTAAGTTTACATTGGAAGCCAAGGGGTATCCAATGATTTACACGGCTGGAGTCCCATCTTCTACGCTGTTTGCAACAAGAGCAGAACAAGATGCTTCTGTTGTTCAAGGCGTAAATACTGGTGTACCTAACACTACTAACCCAATGATTGTTGGGGAAAAAGTTATTTTTAGGCTCGGCGTTTCAGGTGGTACTACTATTGCTACTGGAAACGGATACACAATTGGACCGTTTGAAGCTCGTATTACTGATTTTAAATACACCAATGCTGTTGCGGGCGCACTAGAAGTTTCCATTACAGCCGTAAGC